TCGATGATGTAGTCGGTCGGGTAAGGTCCGGAGCCCGGCGCCCAAGCGTTATTGACCAGTCTTCCGTTGACGATATGGCCCTGCGGATCTCCATCCGTACCCTGAGAGATTTGGGTTTGGCCGTATCCATAGGTTGTCCAACTACAAGTGCCGTCGGATTCCGTGGTCGGATAGCTTGAGGCGGAAAATGCGGGCGAAGTCAATCCGCTGACTCCGGAGGTGTTGGTTTGGACCCAGACCCGGCTCGCAGCATCGACAACGTACTCATACTTCACATAGGTGTGGCCGGCTTGCCAAGTGATGGGGATGCGCGAGTCGATAAGCTTTTTTCCTGTCACAAGAAATTGAAGGTTCGGGAGTTGGCCGGAGGGAAATAGCGAGGTGATGCCGGAATCATAGCGGAATCGGACGTGAACTTTCGCGCAGCCCTGCTGAATACAAGCGCTGGTCCAAGTTGAATCCGACGCTGCCAAATCCAAGAACGGCTGTGCATTCAAATTTCTGCCAAAGTCGAACTCGAAATGCATATGCTCCCAGAAGAAATCGAGCGGATCGCCGCCTTGCGGATTTATCGCCCATAAACTTGGCGTTCCCGAAGCAACGATGTCGCCGAGCGTATCGGAGGCCGCGAAGTTGTAAACCGTGCCATTGATGCTCACTGCATCAAAGCTTGAGATTTCGTGTCCGGTTAAGGTGTAGATCGCATGTAGGTATTGATTCGTGGTTGAGACGTTCTGCGAGGGCGGGAAGCTGGCATAGGTCAAGACACCAGCGGTCTGGAATTGTCCATAGATGACGCGCCGGGGAGAGTCGCCATTCTGAAAGCCGATTGAATTGCCGGTGCCGACGCCCGGTGGATTCGGGCGAATGGCGATTCCCACTCCACTAAGTGCCGCGCTCGCGCCCACACCAGCCAGCATGCCGGCTTGAACACCGCTCAAGCCCCATGCGAGAGGCCCGAGCGGTCCGAGAAATGCAGAGGCCCCGACAAGCAGAATGCCGCCGACGATCAACCCTATTTCTTCAGCAGTTTTTGACATGGGCTAGCCGACTTGCCAAGCTCTTTTCCATCGGTGCATGTGGACGTTCACCACGCCATTGCTTGAGACACAGGACGCATGTCGCCCGTCGAGGGATACGACTCCGAGTGCTCCGTAAGAAGTTCCGTTATTCACAAATACAATGTCGCCGCGCCGGGCAAAGTTCGGATGCACTTCTACCGCTCCGAGAGGAAGGACGATGCTGGCCGCGAAGACTCCAAGGTCTGCGCCGAAGATGGCCTGCGCTTCCGCTTCGGTTGAATACTTTCCGCGATAGGCCGCTCCCGGATCGACTCCGGTTAATTCTCTTACCCAGTGACAGCAGAAGAGAGCACAGTCAAATTGTCCCCATTGGAAGGGAACTTCGCGGGCGCTGTCGATCAGTTGAGCCAGTTTGCGCGGCCAGTTTTGGGAACGTTTCAGAGGCATTAGTTATGCACAAGGATTCCGCAGGCTGCCCGATACATACCCATCTGGATATCGCCACCGGCGTAAGTGGGTGAGCCGCTGGTGTAAAGCGTGACGCGACTCATGATGCTGCATTCACCTACCGAGACTCCCGTCACGATACCGGTGGATGCGTCGATCGTGGCAATCGCTGGATTTGTCGAGGCCAGTAAATTGGTAAATCTTGCTCCGCTGCCTCCGCCCGGCTCTGCATAGGTGCTTCCGTCCGAATAGGTCATCGTGACCGTAATCTGCAGTGTTCCGCCGACGGGAATATCTCCGCCTTGCGGACTCATGACCAAGAAGTTTGGATAGGCGGAAGTAAGATTCGGTGCGGGCTGAGGCCAGAAGAGGTTTATATTTGCCAGGGCTTCGACAAAGCTGAAACCTAAATCTCCGGGATGGTAAATTTGCTGATCGGCATCGTTGAATCTTCGGTTGGGCGCGAGATTTAGCGAGAGTAAAGAGTTTTCGCAGGTGATCGAGATTTCGCAGGTTTCGCCAGAATCGGTCAGCGTCGGAACGTCGAGTGAGCCGAAGAACACCTGCGACGGATCTGAGATTAGTGCGCCGGTTGAAGTGTTGAAAAATCCCAGCCATACCGTAGCCGTTCCCGCAATGCGCACCTGTCCAACCGCTTCCAAGACAAGCGCCGAAGGAATTCCCGAAAGTGATAACGTGACGTTCTGCGCCTGAATCTTCGTGGTCTGTGGAACAGCTGAGATTTTCCCCAGCCATCCCAAGCCTGTCCAAGCCTGTCCGTAAGGAAATGTCGAAGCGGGATTGTAGGCTGGTCCAGGGAAGGTTAAGGTTCCAACCCCGCCGTATAGATAGAGCGTTTGGTTGGCGAAGACGAGCTCCGTAAACAGAATGGGCGCGCAAGCCGAAGAGGCAAGCTGAGCGAGAAATGTAGGAGAAAGAGGACGAGGCACGGCGAGTTTTCAACTAGATAGCGCGGGCGGCTTTTGCAGCTTCGATCCAAGCTTGCTTCAATGTGTCGGGAAGCGAAGACCACGAAGCCGGAGTCACGCCGCCGGGTAACCACGGCTGCATCTTGTCGTAAAAGGCTTGGTAACAGGCGTGCCCGGCGGGTTCGTCACGCATTGCCGCGCCCACGTCCATGCGCGGTTTCTGCGGTACTGGCGTCATGGGCATCCTATACGTGTACACGGCTAGATCGCCTCTTTCCCCTTGAAGCTGATCGCGTAGATTCGATTACGGTCAATCTTCCATGTTGTCGTGTTTTCCTGCAAGCGGAAAGTTCCGGCACAGTTTGAGGTGATGATCGCGGTGCCATCGCTCAGCGTCTCTCGGATGTACGGGAAAATATCGAGGGTCACGTCTCCGCCCGAACTAGAATTTGCATTCAGGAGAACTTTGTAAATTCTCTGCGGCTGTCCGGAGGCGGTGACTTGCACGTAATCGCCTGCGACGGCCCAGTTTGTGACGCTCGCGGTTGCGCCTCGGATCAGTAATTGATTTGAGCCATTGAGATTTGAGCCGTTTACAACTGGCGCGCCTGTCATCGGCCCCTGTGGAGTCGGACGGTTGTAATCGCCCATCAGGAACGTGCCGAATTTCCCATACATTGCGCCGAGAAACGAGATCCACTGCTCCGCATCCTGATAGGACATGGGTGGTAAATTCACTTCAAGGGTGAACAGGTTCCCCGGCCATAGTTGCTCCTGCTGCCCTAACGTAAACGGGGAGACGGTTTCGCCCACGACATTCACCATTCCGAGCGTGAAGTCCTGTGGTCCGATTCCAGCAATCTGTGGAGGTGTGAGTGGATAGTTCAAGAGTTGATTCGCAATCGGAAGTTCAAAGATGAGCGCGGCTTGGGTGACATAGAGGCCGCCCGCTGTGAGCGTCGGCACTTCAAAGATCAGGCACTCTTGGGTAGATCGCAGGGCCATGGCTCGGCCCTAGACCGTCTCTTCCTGCCAAGGTTGCGCAGCATCGGCTCCCGCGGCAGTCCACAACGCCGAAGTGTGCGGGTCGTCCGGGACGCAACCTTGCACGAAGGCATAGCTCGATCCCATTACGGCTGAAGCGCCAGAGGCCGTGCTGCCCGAACTTGAAACGCCAACCTCCAGAGTGCGCGGGGCGGAATCATCTTTTCGCGCATAGGCCTGGGCCACGACCATCACGGGCGCGGCGGTAAATCCTGCGCTCGGCACGGTGTAAGCATCTTCGGTTCCGGCGGTCGTACTTGAAACGTAAGTTGTGTCCCCATCTGGCGGGTTGTCATCCACACATTGCCAGTTTGCGGCGGCTCCGTTCGGCGTGAATCCGGTGAAAGCTCCGGCGCCCGAAGGAAGTTTCGTCACCAAGCGGCTGTCGGTTCCAATCGCTGCATTCTGCGTTGAGCCTGTGTTATCCCAGACGCGAACATCGTCGATCATCATGTTGGTTAAGCCGTTGTCGTTGATGTCTCCGTAAGATACTTGGTTGCCATAGGCGTTCGCAGTGGCCTGACAGTGAAGACCTGTTGCATTGAATATTTGGAAGCCGTTGAGCCAAACTTGCGCCGTGGAGGAAGTGCCGTTGATTTCGACTGCGATTTCAATTCCGTACCATAATCCGGTTGCAATGACGCCCGGCCCGGTCTGAATCTGAATCGCGTTGATGTTGCTGTTAATGATGCCGATTGAGCCGGACGGGAAGACCACTAGACTCCACTGAATGCCGCCGTTGTCCCAGACGGCAAAGAAGGGATTGCCTACTGTGCTGCTCCCGCCCAAACCAGCAAAATTGACGGCCAACTTAATGATGAATGTCTGCTGGTTCGATTGCATGTTCTTGCGGACATAAGCGCCGTTAGAAGCAATCTTTATGCCTTGTCCGGGCAAGCCAGCGGGCGGGGCGAAACGGGCGTAAGCGCTGGAATAGCTGATCGTTCCCGTGACGAATTCGTAGAGTTCCGAGGCGTTGGCGTAGGCGTCGAAACCGTCGGTAAATTGGAAAGCCATGTTCTCTTATTCTTCGTGGGCCAAAGGTGTAATGGACTGAGAGTTTAGCAATGTGAAATCATGCTTGGCGCTGGAGGTGTGTGATGAAAACTTGGGTGGTCGCGCTCATTGGTCTCGGAGTGCTTTTCGTCATTTTCGCAATTGTGGGTGCCGCTAACTACGAGCCCGATACAGATCCGGCTGTAATTAAGATGCAGGAGAATAATCAGCGAATCGCTGATAAAGTGCTCGCTGACCTCAATAAGAAAGGCTTCGAAGCCGAAGTGGCACTCATTCAACTGCGCGATGGTCCCGAACAGGCTGATTTATACATCCGCTGTACGCACGGCTACCCTCCGAAGAAAAAAGCTAATCAAGAACTTTGTCGAAACTTGACTGACCGAATTGCACACGAGGACGCTGCTGCAGAAGCCACCATAAAAAAAGAGCAGGCTAACTGGTAAGGTTTCATCGTCCCTGTGGCGTCCGCTTCTGAACTTCCTGCACGGCGGCCATAGTGCGCGCCTGAATAGCCGGTGTCGCCAACGTAATCGCGCGCACGATGCGCTCTCCTACGTCTTCATTCCCTCGCGCGTCGATATTCCAATTGTGGACGGAATCGCCGCCTCCCACTTTCGCCGCTGGCGTTACCGCACTGCCAGTTGGAAGATTCAAGAGTTCGGGTCCTTGTTCGCCAACCCACGCCATTCCGCCCGGCGCATCGTCCGTTCCTGAAGCGAAGAATGAAGTTACTCCGGAGACCGCCCCGCCTCCCCCGCCCGCTGCACCTGTAATTCCGGAAGTGCTGAGAGTTGTCGCTGCGGTCTGTAACAGTCCCGCCGCGGTCACCAGCGTTGTCGCGCCCGTCTGCAATGTCGTAGCGGCTGTCGCAAGCTGTGCCCCGCTGCCCCCACCGAGCATCGAAGGCAGACTTCCAAAAGCAGATTTCGGTAGATTCATGAAATCTGGTAAGCCCGATGCTCCGCCAGTTCCTCCTGCTGATTCACCTTGCCCCGCTCCTTGAGTCTTATTGAATAGTCCGATGACGCTTTTCCCGACGCCCGTACCCTTCACTAGATCAAAAATGCCTGCAATGTCTTTGTTCAGCATGAATTTGAATGCTGACTCCGTCATGCTCCGGAACAGGTCCTCCCATTTTGCCTTGCCGGTGAAAACGGCTTTCGTGAGTTCGTCTTCGAAACCCTTTAGGCCCTGATTCAGTATGTCGAATGCGAACTTGCCAGTTTGCGAGCTTTCAATGTTCAGTTGCAGGAAAAAAGCCTTTACGCCATCCGACGCAGAAGTGGAGTGCGAAAGTAGCTCATCGAGTTTCTTCTGTAATTCTAAAAGGTGCAGTTCTGCCTTGGTTTCTTCAGCTCCGAGCTTTGCCAATGCTGCATTGAAGGCTTCTGTCGCCTGGACCGAATTCTTTAACGCTTCGGGAAGATTTGCAAAGGCTAGTTTCAACTCTTGCAGCTTGAGTTGGTATTCCTCGGTGGGAGTGACGGCATCCTGAAAGGCTGATGCGACGAGCTTATTTTGCGCAAGCGTGTCTTTGCTGAAGGCATCGAACTGGGCCGCTGCTGTGCCGCCGGAACCGAGAGTTGGAATGACTGGCGGGACTGGTTGGGGCAGCGCGAAGCCCGATCCCTTCGGAGTTGTGCTCGTGAACTGTCCGCCGGGCAGCGGCTTCTCCAGAAGTTCCAGCGCTTGCTTGGCTAGAATGTCGCCTTCGAGCTTGATCTTCAGCTCGTCCAGTTTCTTTCCGTAACTGTCGAGTCCTGCGAGAGCCGCGCTCATAGCCAGCGCGGATGCAGCGGAGCGCCCTATCTCTCGGAAGGCGGTATCAGCACTTGAGCGGAAGCCTGCAATCTCCGAATCCAACTTTTTGAATGGGTCCGTTTCCGGTTGCAGTTTTGCGAGCGAACTCGCCATTTCTTTGTGAAGAGCGGCAATCTTCTCCTGTGCTTCTTTGGCTGCCTTCGCCGCGTCGTCTACGTCATCGCGATAGGCTTTCCATCCCGTCTTTTGGATCTCGTCATTTCCTTTCTTGATTTCGTCGAAGAGCGGCTTCATGGCTTCGGCCATTTTGTTGGCGGCGACCTGGGAAGTCTCCATGTCCTTGGCCGCCGTGATCCCCATCATGGTCAGGAGTCCGGTCGCTGCTCCCCCTCCCATCGTTTGTGCGACATCGACAGCCGTACCGCGCCAGCCCTGCTCACTTGCCCGCGCCTGTACGAGCTGGATCTGCGCGACGATTTGTTTCTGGATTTCCGCCGTTTCCTGTTTCAACGATTCCAGATGCGCTCGTTCAAAATCTCCGCCCTTTAGCCCCAGCACGAGCTGGTTGTAGGCATCTTGCATCTCCATCTTGCGACGCAGTCCGGAGAGTATCGCTTCGTCTTGCCGACTCATGCCCTTGGCGACATCTTCCGCGGTTTCGCCCGCCAAACCGAGCATCTGCTTCCAGCCGTCCAGCGCTCCGGTCATTTCGAGGAGCTTCTTTCCCTCCTCAACGACTACTGTGCCAATGGCGAACCCGGCGGAAATGGCGAAAACGCTGGCCAGTGCTCCGCCGAGAATCTGACTCTGACCAATGATCCTGGTGAGCGGACGGCTCAAATGAATTCCTAGTCCCTCATCGAGGAGCCGTAGGGACTCGATACCCTCGCGTGAACTCTGCTTTAGCGCGGCGGACATCTGGCCACTATTCGAGCGCGCGACTTCCGCGGCACGCGCCATGCCCGTCTGAAATTCTGAAAAATCCAGTCCCATCCCAACTGAGAGGGAACCTACATTGCTGTTTGCCATGATTTTCTTTTAGGCTGCTTTGCGGACGCGAGGCTTAGCGGCGCGGCGGTTGTTATTTTGCTGCTTTCGCGTAGCCCAACGCACATTGCCCGGCTCGTAATGGCCGTCATTATTCGGGAAGCGATCGAGACTGTATTCTGGCGCCGGTTTGAGTCCGAGATGTTTCAGGAATTGAGGAAATGATTTAAACAGGAAGCGAATACCCCTGCCTCCGTAGTCAGCAAAGCCCCGATTTGTCTTGAGTGTGCAGCGAGCGATCGCCGAATGGAAAGCGATGTACTCAGGTGTGTGGGAGCGCCCGTGTGTCGTATTTCGAACTCTCGTAACATCTCGTTTCAGGCAGCCGCAACTTCGCGAATGGCGACGCAACAAGCACCCCACTGAGGTTTTAATCTTTTTCCCGCAGTCACACTTGCAGAGCCATACGCGATGATGATGTCCATCCGTGCCGGCAAGACGCAAGGCCACGAGTCGCCCGAAGCGCTTCCCCTTGAGGTTCCTGAAGCCGCGCTGCATTCTAGAGGTTTCGCTGTGAAGACAACCGCAGCTCTTGGTGTTTCCGCTCATCAGCTTATGGATGCTGACCTTTGTCGTCTTGCCGCAGCGGCACTGGCACAGCCAAACGGCACCATCGCTCGATCCGCCCGGTAACCTGCGTAAAGCTACGAGTCTGCTGAATTTCACGCCGACGATATTCTTCAGTTTCCGCGTTCGTGCCGATTCGCGCATCCAGCATCCGCAACTTCTTGTCCGGTTGCTAAGCAGTGCGCTGACAGCAATTGTCTTGCGTTTTCCGCACTTGCAGCGACATACGCAGGAGCGTTTCGGCCCAACTTTATGTCCTGGAACTACTCGCACAACTTCAAGCCTGCCGAAGCGCCGACCGATAGCGACTTTCACAGGAATGGTCATGGGAAACCATTCTACCGTGAAATCCTATTTTTGCAGCTCGGCTGCTACGGCTACCAATCCAGCTTGCATAACCTCTGCCATTGCTGCCTGTGCATCCTCGCGGCTTGCTTCAAAGGCTGGCTTCAGCCACGGATGGGGCGGAGTATCTCGTCCCCCGAACTCGATCTTGAAACCGGTGCGGCGTGCGCGGCGCTTTTCCGAGGCCATTCCCGGCGGCGCGTGGCCGACTTCAACGAATTTTCCATAAACACCGGGACTGGTCGAGGAATCAGGGCCTCCGGCATACTTTCCGCGTTTTCTTACCTTCAGTGTTCCGCGCGCATATCTCGGCCCGATAACGACGTAGTTGTCGGAAAAATCTCCCGAAGTGTTGACGTGAATTTTAACGACAATGCTTTCTTTCAGTTCTCCAGATCGGACAGGTGCGGAAGCTTCTGCAGCAGCCGCAATGATATCTCCGCCAGCCTGAAGCGCTTCCCGTGCAATTTTCGATTCCAATTTCGCCGGGATCGACTGCATATTGCGCTCTAGTTGGGAACTGTCGAGGGTAAAGTTTATTCCATCGGCCATGCTTTGAGTCCGTCGGCCTGATTGTCGAGACTAGGGATTATGAACGGAGGAACTTCGTCGAATGCCGTTAGTTCTGAATCTGCGACCAGTCCGCCGAGCACTTCGTCATGCTTTGTTCCGACGGCGAGAGTCGTGTCGGAGTTCATCACGCGCAGTACGATCTGTCCGTCTTCAATGGAGAGGATTTCACAGAGAAGCTGGGCCGATCCGCCCTCTCGGAGTTCTTGGCCATTGATGTCTTTCATTGGAAGCCGCGCCGGGGAGTTTCGCCCGCAATGACGTTGATGTAAACCGGAGCCGGTCCTGCTGGACTTGCTGGCGTTGCTCCGACCTTCAGATTGCCGAAGGTATTTTCCATTTCGCGCCGGAAACGCTTAGTCGCTTCAGGATCGACGTCGAAGGTATCTCCGCGCATTACGGCTTCTGCAAATTCTCGCATCTTGTCTTCTTCAGATTTCGCGCCGGGCAGGAAATCCGCGACAGTAAACGGTTCTGGTCGTTTGTCATCGTCTCGGTTGATGTTTGCTAGAACTGAGCAGATGAGCGCGGCTGGAACAAGTTTGTCTCTTCCGACGTCCGCATCGGCCTCGAAAAGTGCGTCCAGTTCGCGCGGCGTACAGGCTAGGAATTCTGAGTGACTA